ATTTACCGGAAATTTACATGCACCGGAAGTTGCCCCTAATCAAAAAAGTTTAATTGGTTGGTTAAATGATAAATCGGAAAAACCTAATTTATCCGGTTATCAAAATGACCCACAAGATAAACCACAACAACAACAACCAAAACAAAACGATAATGATTTTGACTTTTAGTGAAAATATTTTTTTTGTATTTATTGGTAATTGTTGGCGATAGTTATGCTGCAATTAAAATACCTATTGGATTTACATTAAGGCCTATAACTTGTGAAGAAGCATTTTATAACAATGTTAAATTTGTAGATAATAAAAACCATAAACTTTATGAACCTTTAACCTATGTTACTTACAAAAAATATCATGTGTTCGGTCATTATTGTAAAGATATTAATGGTAATTATTATTGGGGATATGAAGAACAACTTAATTATGATTTAGGACATGAGTAATATTAAAAATATAAATCAAATATCAAAAGAACTTGAAAAACTTTTGAAAGAAAAACAAGAACAATACGGAAGTTTTAGTTCTACAAGCTATGTTTTTAAAGGCATGTTAGAAAATATTCTTTCGGCTTTTAATGGTTATCAAGTTCGTTGTCCCAACAATATCTTCGGCGTTTGCATGACTATTGTTAAATTATGGCGTTCAATAACTAATAAAAAATATAAAAAAGATACCTATGATGACATCAATGGGTATAACGAATTAAATAGAAATCTTAAAATGGAAGAAAAAGATGGCTAATGATATAATAAAAGTTCCAATGACTCCTTTAATGATGAAACTATTGAATTTTATTAAAAAATATGTCAAAAAGAACAAGTATTATCCAACTTATCAAGAAATGGCTGATGCATTAGAATTTAAAAGTAAAAATTCGGTAACGGTATTAATTAATAAGTTAGAACAAAGAAAAGAAATAAAGCGTTTAAAAGGATATAGACGAAACATAGAATTAAATGGCTAAAGTAGAAAAAAACAGCTTACAAGAATTAGTTGTTAATTTTAAAGAATTTTTTGTTGGCAAAACCGTAGAAGAAGCTACGGAAAAAGCATATCAACAAAAAACACCTAAAGATGACGCTATAATAAATATTACTGACAAGCGTTTTCTTGGGACAAATATAAAAATAGTCAGTAAGGATAATGATGACGATAAATCCCAAACAAATCAGGGATCTGAAAGCAAAGAAAGACAGATTGGTGCTTCTAATGAATAAGCATAAAAGAATGATTCGTAAGTACCAAGTAAAATTACCTGTCTTACATGAAAAGATTGCTGATATGGAACAAAAACAAGATAGTATTTTTACTTAAAATACTATACAAATTGAAAGTTGAATTTAGGGTGTAGGGAATTTATCTCTTAAAAGAAAGGAAACATGAATAATCATAGAAAACATACCGTAGAAGACGATTTAGAACTTTATAAACACATTGGAAAAAAAATATTAGAAGCTAGAACCAATAAAAACCGAAATATTTACCCAATGAATCCTAATAGAAAAATACCATGTAAATTTGTAACCCAAACGGAACTAGGTAAAGCAATAGGAATTACATTTCAGCAAATTCAAAAATACGAAAAAGCACAAAATAAAATACCTTTAGATAAATTAGTTTCCGTAGCTAGATATTTAAAAAAACCATTGTCTTTTTTTATACCACAATTAGACGAACCATTAATATTAAAGCCGGAATGGGAAGTTAAAAATGTCCAACAGTAATTTTGTACCGGTTAATGATAAGCTAAAAGCCTTAATACCTGATCCGATAGAATTAGACGCTTATAATCATTTTTGCGAAATTGTTGAAAGAATGATTATTAACGGACATGAAGCACACAAAACTATACCTAACTTTGAAGAATGTAAGCCGGAAATAGAAACCTTTAAAGTATTTGACGGTATTGAAATTCCGGTTCATGGCTACGCCGATTTAAAAGGTAAAATGATTATAGAGGATAAATGTAAGTTTCCTAAAAGGGGTAGGGTAAAGAAAGACGGTACTAGATCATGGCTTACTTCTAAACTTCCTGATGCACCAACAAGCGACCATTTATTGCAAACGGATTTTTACCATTACGCTACCGGATTACCAATTTATATTTGTTATATAAATGAAGAAAGTTTTAAAGTTTTTCATGCCGATAATTACGAATATTTAAAGCCGGAAAGTATTATGTCTAGGCTACCAAACTTTATTCAAAGGTGTAAGGTAAGGCAAAATTTATTATCTATAAGTAATGACGCAAAAGTAATCAAAGACTACATTCAACCGGATTTTGAAAACTTTAAATGGAAGAATGAACTAGACCCTGATTACTTGATTAATGCTATGAATTTTTGGAAAAATTAATTTTTAAAAAAATCTTAAAAAAACCCATCAGCAAATAATTGTCGCAGCAATTATGAACTACCCTAAAACTTGAATCGTCTATTCTTCAATAAAAATTTTTTTTTGTAAAAAATTGAAAATCCCAATTTGATATAATGTCATTATAAAAATTTTTATGAGAAATTTTTATCGGTAATGAAAATTACCTAGCTATGTTAAATTGTAAATAGGGTTAGTAAGTTCTTAGAATAGGAGCAACTATGAGTGAATATTGGGATAAGGTAGGGAAGATTTATGATAAAGTTAATAATCTTATACCTAATCCATTACCTAAATGTTCAAGGTTAGAATGTAAAAAAGCACACCGAATTTTAATTAAAAAATTTGGTAATCATAAACATTCACCCTTGAAAGGAAACTATCCAATAGATAGTTATGTTAGATGGAACAAAGGTTGGGCTAGATTAATTCATGATCTATCTCATTACATTTATAACTATCGGAAAGGTTATACAAATCGTTTTAGCCATTCACTGCAACATGCGTTGTTAGAATTAGAAATGACACAATTTGCGGTAAATGAAAAATGGTTTGAGGGTTCACTAAAACCAAAAGTTCTTTCTAAAGACGAAAAGAAAGAACTTAAAGTTAAAAGGTTGACAAGTTTATTTAAATCTTGGGAAAGAAAACATAAACTTGCATCAACTTATATTAAAAAATATAAGTCTAGGTTAAAAAGACTTAATATACAACAATAAAAGAACACAACCCTATTTACTACCAATCAAAATTATTTTTTTCTTTCTTTTCATCATCTTCTTTCATGCAGTTATAATGTGCATGTCCGCTTTTATAAAAAGACACAAAAGAATCAGTATTAACAATATTTTTTTTACAATATCTGCATTTTCCTACATCAACTATTTGTTGTATCTTCTTTTTTTTACCCACCTACTATCCCAGCTTTACAACGAAAGCTACGCCTAACTTGTTTATGTTCTTGCATAATTCGGTTTCTTGCCTTTTCTTGCTTTACGTTCGGCAGATTGTTTTCTTGATACTGCGGATCTTCTTTGAGAAGGAGACATTGATCTTGCTTTAGCTAGGGGAACGCATTTAGGATAGTTTCGTCTTTTTTCCCCTTTACTTCTTCCGCAAGGTGGAAAGCTACCGTCTGATCTTTTGTTAGCTATATCCACCCATTTTTCGGAAACCCAGCTTCTTAGTCCCTTTTTAGCCATTACCTTTTTTTCTTCTTTTTCTTCTTACCGCCAGGTGTAATTTTGCCGGAACAAACGCCACTAGCGTACATATTAGCATACGCTGATGGGTACACCTTAAATTTACGTTTTGCGGCAGCTTTGCCTCTAGCACATAGTTTGGCCATTATTTTTTCTTTTTATTTTTTTTCTTTTTCATCTTCGCCGCAATAATTTTTTTCTTTAATGCAGGCGGAAGTGTTTTTTGTTTAGATGTCAACATTATTTTCTCTTTTTCTTTTTATCTTTTTTTTTATTTTTTTTAGGTGGTCTACCTCTTTTTGAACCGTAAGTTCCTTTTCCCATTGGCATAGTTTTCTCCTATTGTTGTTTGTTATTTACCATTTTTTGCAAGACCAATATCTTGCAGAAAATTTATCATTTGCTGTATCGCATCTATGTCTGGCTCTAAAACTTCGTCTTCTAGCCGGATTGTTTTTTTTAATTGTCATATTTGCATCACCAAATCTTATAATTTTTTCTTTACCATTCTTACATGCTTTTACTACAAATTTTTTGCCGCCAGATATTTGCCTTTTGGGGCTATTGCATTTCATTTTAGACTTGTCTATTGCCATTCTTTATAGCCTTGTTCGTCTTTAATTAATGCCATTTGCCTATTATCGTTTTCAAATGTAGTATTTTTTAAACTTACATGAATCCAACCTGAGTTAATATCGGTATCATTGTAGTATTCTAAAATTAACTGATCAAAAGTAAATTCATTTTTTATTTTTGTAGCAACTTCTTTATTGTCAACACCTGGTATCTCAAAATCGACCGCTTCGCCTTTACAATGCTGACTTGTTGGCTTTGAGCCTATCATGGTTGCTAATTCTTCGCTTCTAAATCCGCTAGTAACCTTTATAGGTAAATTATAATGCTCCCTTAAAGGTTGAAGTATTTTTTCGCATAGGTTTTGTAGGTTTTCTATTTGTTTTTCGTCAGGGGTATTATCTAAATTGTTTCTTAATGCAGTTTGGCTTTGTGTCATTTCTTTTAAAGAAAAATTATTTGTCAAGTTCATGTTCTTTTACTCCTTTAAAATATTTATAATCGTATGGTAATACTTTTGCATCATGTTTTTTTCTAAATGATGTTTGTTTGTTTTTAAATTCTAATGCTTTTTTACTAGATTCAAAAATTTGGTTTGTAAATATACTATAAATATCGTCTTTTTTCCATATCACACACCACATTAAGTAATTATTTTTGGTTTTTTTGGCGGTACTACTACTTCTTCCGTACATAAAAACTTAATAAATATTTTGTTTTTATTAACGTCTTCGTTGCCTATTTCTTCTAATTTTTCTATTGATTTATAATTACCGGCTATCATGCAAGAATAACCATCATCAAATAAATCTGGGTATCTATATGGCGGCAAACAGCTATTTGATACGGCAGAACACATAATTAAATTTAAAACAAAATTCATAGTTAATCTTTTATCTTTTTTATTTCTTCTTCTAGTTCTTTTATTTTTTTATTGGCTTCTGCCAAATCTTGTTGTGAATGTTCTAGTTTTTGTAAACATCTTTTATTAGCCGAATCTTTTGACTTACCGGCATCTTGTAACTCTGCCACTTCGCCTTTTAGAATACGAACTTGTTCTTTATATTCGTTAATCAGTTCAAGATTGTCTGACATTATTTTTTATTAGACATTCCGCCTTTAAAAATCTGTGTGCCTTTTATTCCGTAAATTGATGCTACGACCAAAATCCACAAATTAGTGAACCATGATGGTAGTTGCTGAAATTGTTCAAAAAATTCTTTTATCTTAGCAGAAGCACCTGGATCATCTGAAAAAACCCCATAAGCAATTACTAAAATTGGCAAAGTGAGTACGATTAAAACAAACTCATCTTTCCAGTCCGATTGTCTTGCTTCAAGTAATTTACCTGAGTATTCTAACTCACCTTTTGCCATTTTTTCAG